ATGACGAAAGATTTTGCGGTGACGGTTCAGGACGACGCCGTGCCGGTGGATAATTTCCGCGAGCGCGCGGCGGCGTTTATCACTGAGCAAGAGGCGCGGCGCATAAAAGAGGGGCGACCGCCCCAGGGGTATAATTTCTTTCTTAAGCAAGACCAAAAACTCACCCCCCTTTGGCCTAAAGACGGGGCATATACGGATAATGTAACCAGAGCGGGTATAGCAATTTGTCTACCCGTGGCGCATATAAAACCGATGCTCGTTGAATTTGACCGGCAGCGCTCCCGCCACGACGATGACCGCATATCGGAGTATTGCAAGCGCAACGGCATGAAAATACTTTTTCCCGTGCCCTCGCTCGTCAATCACCGTATCGATCAGCCGAGTCTTGCCAACAACCCCATCGGGTTTGAGGCGTGGAAAATGGACGGGTGCGAACCGGTAACGATACCGAAAATCATTCATCAATTATGGGTAGGCCCCCACCCCAGGCCGACAGTGTGGATGGACACATGGAAAGAAAAGCATCCGGGCTGGGAGTATCGTCTATGGGATAATGACGCGGTATTCGGGCGGCAGTGGGTTAATCAGAATTGGATTGATTATTTCCGCGCGCGGCAACTATGGCCGGGCGTATCGGACGTATGCACGTATGAAATATTATACGAGTACGGCGGATTTATGCCGGGGGCCGATGCGGTGTGCGTAAATGCAATTGACGAATTGTATTACAACGATTATGACGCGTACAGCGTGTGGGAAAATGAGAAAATCAGGCCGGGCCTTATATCGCCGTTACACGCGAGCGTTAAGGGCGGTGTTTTTGCCAAAGAACTTATCGATGGGTTGACTCGGCGAACGCCCAATAACGTACCGTGGAAAACGGTTGGTAACGCCTACATGGGCGAAATGTATAAAAAGACGAAAGCGAAAGTGAAAATTTTTCCCTCACACTATTTTATCCCTGAACATTTTCTGGGGGAAAAATACACGGGGACGGACAAAATATACGTCCGCCAAATGTGGGGATCCACCACGCGCTGTTATACGGCCGGTATGGAAGGGCGGGAGCGGGAAGGCAAAACGATGATTGAGACATTAAACGCGATTTTGGCCGGGACGAAAGGGAAAAAATTTATCATGCTCGGCGACGGGCAGATCGACTACATTTTAAAAAACCTCGCGTCCGTGCTGGACCTGCCCGGTGATGTGGTGGAGCTGGGCTGCAATGTCGGCGTAACGTCAAGTTACATTAAGCGCTTTCTTTCCGGGATAAAATCGGACAAGGAATTACACGTTTATGATTCTTTCGAGGGCCCACCCCCGAAAACGGCAGAGGACGGCGCGACGCCGTGTGATAAAGGATCGTCGGCGGTATCGGTTGAAATGTTTAAACAGACGTTTGCGGACGCCGGGGTGGAGCTGCCGGTTATCAATAAAGGATTTTTCGGCGATCTGCCCGATGACAAATACCCGGAGAAAATCTGTTTTGCGTTTTTCGACGGGGATTTTTACGGGTCAATCATGGACAGCTTTAAAAAGGTGTATGACAAAATGGTACCCGGCGGAATCATTTTAATCCATGATTACGAGTACGCGCCGTTTCCCGGCGTGAAAAAAGCATGTGATGATTTTCTTGCAGGTAAGCCTGAAGTAATTGTGAAAAACATTTTTGGAATCGGCAAGGTGGTAAAAGCGTAATGCAGTCTTTTGATATTTATTGTATTAAAAATAAAGTGAATGATAAACTATATATAGGTCAAACAGTGAAAGGGTTTCAAGACCGTTGGGTTGACCATTTATCGTTTGCCAGAACTTATACAAGAAAGTCAAAACTTTATAATGCTATGCGAAAATATGGAATAGAAAATTTTTACGTTGAAAAACTGTGCTCTGTAAACGATCTTGAAGAATTAAATGACTTAGAGGAGCTTTTAATTTCTGAATTAAAAACGGATGTGAACGGATATAACATTCGACAAGGTGGAAATAATGCCAGAGTTGCTGAGTCGACGCGGCGCCTTCTTTCAAGCGTAAATAAAGGAAAAAAACTTTCTGACGAGACTAAGCGAAAAATCGGCGCAGCATCTAAAAAGCATTATCTGGAAGGAAAGTTGACCGGATTAGTCGCCAAAGAAAAAGGTTATAAACAGTCGGACGCAGTAAAATTAAAAATATCAAAAGCGAACAAAGGAAAAAAACTTTCTCCCGAACACAGAGCGATTGCAATAAACAATTTATTAACTTTTGATCGAAACTCTGACAGATATAAGAAAGCGCGATATGAAGGTTTTATGAAAGCGCGGGCGGTTAGAGTGGATCAATACACTCTTGACGGCCATTTTATTAAGACTTGGCCCTCCATTAAAGAAGCTGCGGAAATGACGGGCGTTTGTTACGGCACGATTAAAGCTAATATGAACGGTCAAAGACGCACCGGTAATGGCTTTATTTGGAAGCGTGCGGAGAAAAAGATATGAACGATAAAAATTTAATTCCGCTAAACAAGAGAACAAAGAGCGAGCAAAGAGAGATTGCAAAAAAAGGCGGCAAAGCGTCAGTCAAAGCGCGGCGAGAAAAAAAACTCATGTCCGCCATTCTCGCGGATTATCTCGCGCGGCAGAAAGGTTTTGACTCGTTTGATAAATACATCGAAAAGGTTTTGAAACGGGGCGACAGTTCCACAGTATCAATGATAAAGACTTTTGCTGACGTGATTGAAGGAAATAAAATGCTTCTCGGCAATGACCCGGATAAACCTTTCGACATGGTTATAAATATTGTCGGTGTCAAGCCAAAGGACGAATGAACATTGAAGTTCCCGAAAAACTTCTTCCCTTATACACAACTGATAAACGCTTTATCGTGATAGGGGGCGGGCGGGGCGGGGCTAAGTCTCACGGTGTAGGGACATTTCTTCTTTCCAAAGCGCATACTGGAAAATTCAGGATGCTATGCTGTCGCGAGGTGCAGAACAGCATTAAAGATTCCGTCTGGCAATTGCTGGTTGAAAAAATCCATCAGTATGAATGGGAACGTTATTTCGATATTACCGATAAGTGCATTGTGCACAAGCTCACGCGATCCGATTTCATATTTAAAGGCATGTACGGCAACGCGCAAGATATTAAGTCAACGGAGGGTATTCAATACGCATGGGTCGAGGAGGCGCAGTCAGTAAGCCGTAAATCGCTTGACATACTCACGCCGACGGTGCGAAACCCCGGCAGCCAGATAATTTTTACGTACAATCCTACACTTGAAGATGATCCGGTTCACATGGATTATATGTTAGCCGAACGCGACGACACATTGAAAATACAGATTAACTGGCGCGACAATCCGTGGTTCCCCGACGTGCTCCGGTCAGACATGGAGTACGATAAAAAAATCAGTATGAGTAAATACCTCCATGTGTGGGAGGGGCATTGCGAAATATTTTCTGATGAGATGGTCGGCGCGTTTGAAACGGTTGACGTATGGGATTGCCAGTATTGCGTGGCTTTTATCGACCCATCATTCAGCGATAAGAACGGCACTGACCGAACGGCGGTATCCGTTGTTGGCGTGAATAAAAAAGGCGACATTCTTTTTACGGGTATGACATTTCAGAAATCAATCGCAGACGCGGCGACGCGGGTGCAGATCATTGATTTTTTAGCGCAGTTCACGCCGATTGAAAGCGTGATTGAATCGCAACTTGCGGACACGTCAATATTCTTTATTGACGCTTTTAAAACGCTGGAAGGAGCGCGGGCGATCAAAAATCTGTGGAGCTATAAAGGTCAATTTAAAAATAAGCATGAACGAATTGCGGCGACGGTGTACGCTAATAAGCCGACGATGAGGATATTGAACGGGACGCAACAAGCGTACTCTCTGGGCGTATCGCGCTACTATAAGGGAACGAAACATGAAGATGAAATCGACAGTCTGGCGGGCGCGCTTGAACATCTGGCAACGTCGCCGATTGTGGCGGAATACGCGGCGGCGATCAAAATTTTAAAGAGGTGATGAAATGCAAGTAAAATTAGGCGCGCTTCCCGGTGTATATAAAAACGGCATGACATACGCCGAAATTTTGGCTATCAATCACTATGGAAGCGAAACGATCCCGCCGCGCCCGGTCTTGCGTATTGCTGCCGAAAATGTTTTATCATCGTCTGA